GCGCAACATCATCCGTGACAACTACAGCAATGGGGACGTGCCCGCGGATGAGATCATCAAGATCGACAGGGAATCTGTGCTTGGCAACCAGACGTTGGTCGTTTCGACCTACGGGGCATTCATGGCGAGATTACCAGGCTTGTCTTCAGATGGATGGGTGCTGGTCTTAGACGAGTTCCACGAAGGCACACCTGAGCAAGTCGCAGTCGAATTCAAGACCCGCGACTTCTACAGGATCTTCGTTTCCGCAACACCGAAACTCAAGATGTTCCCGAGTCTAACCAAGGTGTTGGTTTCACCAGTGCAGCCACGCTTCAAGGTGACCTACGTGCCGATCCATGCCGACATGATGGGCTTGTTCAACGAGCTGAACCGCCTACATCCGGAGGCCGCGGAACGCTGTTTGATGATCGTGCCAACAATCTCGGAGGCCAACAAATTGATCCAGCAACTCCTCCATGTGGGTCACCCGACGAGCATACTATCCCGTTACCAACCTGTGCCAGCACGTGAAGGGATCATTGCCGCCACCCAAGTGGCCGACGCGGGCATCACGATCATGCCTGCACCCGAGGCCGTGATATCTTCTAGAGACGCGATCGTTTCCGACCGGGGAGAGACCAGGCGGATGGTCATTTCAGCTTCGACGTTGGCACAGCGCGCTGGGCGCGCTGGCAGGACTGGCAATGGTTTCTGCTACCACCATCCGGAGGCGGGCACAGGGCCCGAGCCCGAACCCTACCCCGTGTGGGGCTTGTATCAGGAAACCGCCGCGCTCAGCGCTCATTTCGACACGATCCACAAATTCACGACGAGGGTGCAGCGTTCCGATGGGGACCACCTCCGTGTGACCACGAACGCTGACCCCACTCAGATCATGGCGGAGGCGATCGAACGAGAACCCCCCGACTTGCAGACGGAGGTGCTCAATTCGTTGCGTGTCTACTACCTCATCCTGACTTTCGTTCAGAACCACTTGGAAGCCATGAGAGTGTACTCACAGGTGGTGAGCGAGGGATTGTATGACGAGAGTATTGGCCCGGTCGAGGGCGAAATCAAGAGGCTGATCATGCGAGTCCAACCATTGATCATGGATTCGTTGCGCAGCCGATTGGACGCACGACCCTTCATCACCAAACTTAACGGCAGCGACTGGCGCCATTGCGGCATCAAGCTCT